CCGCTCAATATCATAGCTAACACCGAGAGCGACATGCAGATGCGTATCGAGACGGTGAGCGGCAGCTTCTACTTTCCCATCGACCATGCCGACGAATACCCCATGCCGAAGCTACCTGAGTATGGAGAGACGGTGAAGATAGACGGACACATGATGCTGGATGCCGTGAAACGATGCACCTTTGCAATGGCCAACGGCGAACTGCGCCCCATCATGTGCGGCATGTACTTCGGACTGCATGAAGGTTGGCTCGACATCGTAGCCAGCGACGGCCGCGCACTCGCCAAGTCGCATATCAACGCCAAGGGCGTGAGCATCGAGGCCGAGCAAAGCATGATACTGCCAAAGAAGGCGGCCAACCTGCTGAACAAGTTGCTGACATCGGGCGACGTGGAGGTAAGGATGTCGGAGATGTATGGCGAGATAGCAAACTCACCATACACGCTGACCTTTAGACTGGTGGATGGTAAGTACCCCAACTACAACAAGGTGATACCCGACAACCAGCTACTCACGGCTGTAGTGCCGCGTGCGTTCCTGATGAACTCGGTGCGCAAGGTTGCACCATTCACCAACGACTCGTCCAACATGCTGCGACTCACCTTTGAGCACGGCAAGCTGACGCTGAACGGCGACGACTACGACATGGCGATAGGAGCCACCGACTCGCTCGACATAGAGTACACGGGCGACACACTCGCCATCGGTGTCAAGGCATCCACCTTGCTGGCCATACTCAGTCACCTGCCAGGTCAAGAGGTCGACATGATGATGACCGATGCAAGTTGCGCCATCACCTTCGAGCCATCAGAAGACCCTGACGATGTAGAGATAACGATGTTGACTATGCCAATGCTAATTGACTGATAAGGATATGAAACAGTTACTCTGGATAATAGCAGTAGCTCTGCTGATGAGCCTGGGCGTGAACGCTTGGATGTGTTCGCGACCGGAGCCCCAGCCGAGTGTGGTGGTGGAGCACGACACCATCTACAAGGACACCACCATCTACAAGCCCATGCCCGTCGACAGTCACCTGACGGGCGAGGTGGTGTATATCCGCATACCCTACCTCGTGCCAGTGGCAGGCGACACAGTGACCACCAACGACTCGATAGAGGTGCCCATCCCCATCGAGCAGAAACGCTACGACGACAGCCTATATACCGCTTGGGTGAGCGGCTACCGCCCAGCCCTCGACTCTATCACGATCCACCAGCGCGAGGTGGTGACGACGGTCACGCAGACCATCGTCGATACATCCCCACGCCTGTCAGTCGGCATCCAAGCCGGCGCAGGCGTCGGTCTCTACCACCATCGCCCCGACATCTACATCGGCCTCGGCATCCAGTACCGCCTCTGGCCGAACAACTCAAAGAAAACGAAAAAGAAATGAAGACTCAATTAACTGAGAATAAAATTCAGAAAGCATTAAATAGCTTTTTCGCATCGTGGCGCTACAATGTCGATGGATTGTTCGTTTTCAGATGGGAAAGTGATAAGTTGATATGGACCAAAGCAGGGTATATCTACGAGTTCGAGATCAAGATAAGCAGGTCTGACTACCGCAACGACTTCAAGCATAAAGCCGAGAAACATTTGCTGTTAAACTCTAAGATGCCAAACAAGAAATCGCAAGCTATACAACAAGATTTATTCGAGAATTTGCTGAAAGAGAAACGGAAGCACTACCCGAGCATCCCCATCGAATATGTGCATGGCTATCCTGAAGACACTCGACTGCCCAACTATTTCTTCTATGCCGTACCAAAAGGCATGTTATCCGAGGACGAGATACCACCATACGCAGGACTTGTGGAAATTGAAGAAAATGGCATGATAGGTCGAATCATACAGGCACCTCGATTGCATTCAGAGAAATACACCGATGGTGAGCTGAACCTTGGTGAAAAGTTCTACTACAACATGAAGTCGTGGCAGCGCCGACATAAAGAGGAAACTCAATACGCGCTGATGTATCGAAATCGACTTCAGAACGAGTTGGCATCTAAGAATCAAGAGAAGTCATACAAAGAACTTCAGGATGAGTTGACCAAGGCACTAAATGAGGTTAAGGCGAAACAGGCATCGGCGGAAATAAACTCGAGGTTATATCTCGACATGTGCGACTATGCTGATTACAACGTTATCGAGCGCAACCTGCTGATAGATGAAATAGAAAAGCACGACCCTAACTTTAACTACAAAGCACTGATGGAGCAAGCCAAGAATATCTACGACGAGCGATACCCATACAGACAGAAATTCAATAATAAAAAGAGAAGCGATGAACTATGGAAGAAAGACTAATGCGGCGTATGATACACGCCATCGGGCTCGACAACGGCAAGCAATACAAGCACGTCTATGAAGCCTATCGAAATGGATCGTACTACGATGAGCCAGTCGAAGAATGGGAACTGCTCGTTGTAGGCGGCTATGCAGAGCGCATCGATCTGAGCGAGCGAGAAATCACCTATCGTTGTACGAAGAAAGGCTTGAAGGCCATCGCTGACGAAACGGGTCTCATCATCCGTTACACCATCGAAGTAGAGCCTACAAACCCCTAACCCAAGGAACTATGAGTGAAGTAATCAAAGTGAAGATTTTGCATCTACCACTAAAGGCAAAGTGGTATGAGATGCAAGAGCGTGGTGAGAAGACGGAAGAATACCGTGAGATAACGCCATACTGGTACCAGCGACTATACCAACGAAAAGCGATGTACTATCAGACAGCAGGGCCACTCAGCCGCGAGGTTGCTGAGTATTGCTGCGAGCCCGACTTGCGATACATCCTGAAAGGCGAGGGATTTGCTGACACGGAACTGAAGCCGTACACGCACGTCTTATTCCGGTACGGTTACACCCAGCGGTGTTTCATCTCTCGCATTGACAGCATCACCATCGGACGCGGCAACCCTGAGTGGGGCGCACCAACCGACCGCGACGTTTTCATTATTCGGCACCATAGGGAGCCATCACCATTTATTAAAGGAAAGGAACTATGAGCGACGAAAGAACACCCATCGAAGACATGAAGGAAACCTTCGACAAACTGAGAGAGCAGGACGGCGAACCCGTCAAAGTGTATATGTTGCAAGATGCCTACGACCGACTATCGCCAGAAATGATAGCCGACCGTGAATCGGCCTACCATTGTAAGATAGTACCCGTTGACGAATGCGAGATGAAGCGCATCAAGGATGATTCCATCACCTTCAACGCTATGTCTGAGACGCCGAAGTTACCCAAAATCACCATGCTCGAAAATCCGTATCTCGGCAAGCCTGGTGGCAACAAGACACCACGCGTCGAGCCAAAAGACTATCGTAAGAAGAAAAAGACCAAGCGTCGCCAGCAGAAGCAATCGCGTCGCAAGCGGTAGACTTAAAATCTGCCCGCGCTATATATAATCCCCGCCATGGGAATGCCTCGGCCGAGGTAAACCCATGGCGGGGATTTTTGCGTTTAACAAAAACGCTGAAGTATGCAGATAACTGAAGGATTGATTGAGAGAATAGCCCGCAGGGTGTTTAACGCCATGTTCCCAGGTGCACTGCGACAGAACAATGTGGTGACGAGTAGCGGTGGCGGTGGCAGCGTGCAGCACGCCGTAGAAGCCGACCACGCCCTGACCGCCGACACAGCCACCAATGCCACAAACGCGACCAATGCGACAAACGCCACGAACGCGACTAACGCGACGAATGCGAGCAACGTGCCCTGGAGCGGTGTGAGCGACAAGCCCGCCGAGGCCACCCGCTGGCCTACTTGGAACGAGGTGAGCAGCAAGCCTAACTTCGCATCCGTAGCCACCAGTGGCAGCTACAACGACCTGAGCAACAAGCCAAGCATCCCCAGTGTGAGCGGTAGCGTGTCAGGCAGTACAATGACCATCACTATCAACGGAACGAGCTATTCGTTGACCGACACTAACACATGGCGACCGATCCAGAACAATCTCAGTAGCACCGCCGCAGACGAGAGCCTTTCGGCCTATATGGGTTATTTGTTGGCGAACGGATACGCCCGCGACAGCAGCAAATTACCACTCTCTGGTGGTACGATTGACGGCAATCTAACCGTGAACCAGACGTTCACGTGTCAGGGTGTTGAGATAGGCCACACCAACGAGGTGAACGCCACTGGTAGCAATAATCTCTATCTACAATATCGCAACAGCGGCAATCTTGTGCTTTGCATGAACGGCCACAATGTAGGCATTGGTACCGATTCGCCAGCCTACAAGTTGCACGTAGCGGGCACCATATACGCCACAGGAGGAGTTGGAGACCTGTCGGATATTAGGAAGAAGAATGTGGATACCTATTATTGGGCACCATCGCTCGACATGATAGCCGACGCCCCAATAATCCGTTACTCGATGAAGGACGACGAGACCCACCGCATGCGTGTGGGCTCAGTGGCTCAGTATTGGCAGGAGAAGATGCCGGAGGCCGTGAACCAGGACAAGGACGGCATACTCTCGATGATGACAGGCGACATCACGCTGACCAGCGTCATAGCTCTGGCCCGCGAAGTGAGGAAACTAAAGAAAGAAATAGCACAGCTCAGACAGAATGGCATACAATAGCGCAACAGGTATCATCACATCTCCAGGATGGCTTCAGGACATCCGCGACTGCTTCGGCCTCGCCTACACGTGGCTGAAGAACCTGATAGATCATGCCGACATCAACCCTTGGGCCAAGTATAAGCCAGTGCGCAGTCCGGTGGTAGATACCGTTACAGGTCAGTGGGATGATGTCAACGGCTGCTGGCTATCGTCAGCCCACTGGTGGAAGGCCGACGGCATGTGCGGATTCGCGGCTGAGTGGGCCACAGAGTTCGGCAACAGCCTGACCACTCAGGGCACCTTCATGTATAAGTTGGTGAACGGCTTGCTGGGATGGACCTATCAGAAGCCCACAGGCGGAGCGCAGCAGATATACAGAGCGCAAGACTTCGGCCAATACTTCCACTATGCCGAGCAGCCATACGGCGACATCGGCAGCACCACCATCTATCTGGATAACACCGGCGCTGGGCAGATAGACTGGGAGGTGATAAGCGTAAGCTCGCTCAATCTGGCATTGGCCGACTTCAGCGTGAACGGCCATCCACTCACCGACTTCTATCTCGGCCTGATACTCTGGCGAGGCAGCACGTTTTTCCTGTTCACCAGCAGCACCAAGTTCACCACGGGCGCATCGCTGTCGGTAGCCATCAGCAACATGACATCCTACGCCGGCACATGGAACTGCATGCCCTTCTTCTCACTCTATCAAGTAAACGGCCAGGGCACGTTCGATGCCAACGGCCTGTTCATCTCGATGGCATCGGTGACACCACTCAGCATTGAGCTGCTGGCCCACGGCAACAACTACTTCGACTATATCGTAGGCGAGTGGAACAGCGCAGGCACGGCCATCAGCTACGAGTTGCAGATTGTCAACGATACGAGCACGGCCCACACCTACACGCAGATCACCATCGCCATCTATAAGGATTCGGCAACATCGAACCCCGTGGCAACGGCTACGCTGACCAATATCACCGTGTCGGCCAATAGTCTGCGAACGCTTACAGGCACCATCAGCGTGTCGAAGGTTTCAGGCTCAGTCTACTGGATCAGCGTGGCCGACAACACCAGCGGCTCAACAATACCAGGCATCAACAACCAGGTGGAAGAATACAGCGGAATGTAATAAAACAAAATGAATTATGGAAAAAGAAAGAATCGACTACGAATTGGCTGAAGAGCGTCCAACCGACGATCATGGCAGTAATGGCGGCAACTCTGATGCCGACACAACCAATAATGGATGTGTCATCGAGCTTATGTTTGTCATTGTCGCTGTATTAGGCACGGCCATCTCGCTCTTTATTTGAGCGAAATACCCCGCCGCAGAAAACGAGTAAACCTGTGGCGGGTTTTCTCTTGTTAGATAGAATGTATCATCAACTTTTTTAAAAAATAATTATTATGAAGAAATTAATCAATTTTGCAATTATCTGTCTCTGGGGATTTGGAACCATTGGAGGTATCGGTTTTGCCCTCGTAGGCGACTCAGTACCATGTGCATTAGGCTGCGCAGTGAACGCTATCTTGGCATTTCCAACAGTAAAAAACGCTTGTAAAGAGTTGCAGTCATGATGGAGTTGTCAATCGATACCTTAATCAACATCGCCTCGCTGTTGCTTGGTGGAGGTGGTGGAGCCTTCTTCGTATGGCGATGGCAGCAGAAGAAGGCTAAGGCCGAAGCGCAACAGGCCGAAGTCGACATGGCTCAGAAGGTTCAAGACACCTATCAGGAGATGCTCAAGGACAAGGAAGAGCAGGTAGCCGGCAAGAATCGAATCATCGCTGAGTTGTGCGAGGACCGCGACCACTTCCGCAAGGATCGCAACGAGCTCCGTGAGCGCATGGAGAAGTACGAAGAGGAAATACGCGAGCTGAAGGTGACAGTAGACAAGAACGGACGGCAGATAGAGAGTCTGCAACGCTCCATCTGCTTCAATTACAGCTGCAAGAAGCGACAACTCGCTGAGCATATTCAGCCGAAGCCCGAACCCAACGAAATAGAACCAAATAACGAGGTATAGCGTATGGAAATAGTTTTGAAGCGAATCGCAAGGCGCGACACTTACACCATCGGGCACCTGTATATCGACGGCGCATACTTCTGCGATACGCTCGAGGATAAAGACAGAGGCTTGGATCAGAAACTGCCACTGGCCAGCAACAAGAACCGCAAGGTGAAGGGCGAGACAGCCATCCCCATAGGTCGCTATCGCGTGACCCTCGGGGTGCAGTCGCAGAAATACAAGGATCGAAAGGAGTACGCCTTCTGCAAGGGATTCCTCCCCAGGTTGCTCAACGTGCCGGCCTTCGACGGTATCCTGATGCACATCGGCAACACCGCCAGAGATTCTGAAGGATGTATCCTCGTAGGTCGCAACACCAAGGTAGGCATGGTCACCAACAGCACCGTCACCTTCTGGTCACTCTACGAGAAGCTGCAGGCATCCCAAGGCGACATATATATCACGATTATGTAGAGCTTCATGATATAGTTTTTCAGTTTTAGGTTAATAGTAATATTTATAGTTTAAAGGTTTTTAGTTATTCATCGGGGCGCAGCGGCGCCCCATTTTTTTTGTGTAAACCTTAACCCGTTTTTTGTCTGTTTTGTAGACAAAAAGCATAAAAATATGAAATGGTTAACACTTGAAACAATCAAGGCGCAATGCCGCATAGAGCCAGACTTCACCGACGAAGACGAGTGGTTGGAGGATACTGGCGAGAGCGTGGAGGACACCCTGCTCAACCTGCTCAATCGTAGCTACGAGGACCTGATGGAGACCTACGGCAAGGTGCCAGCCCCCATCGTCCATGCATCGAAGGAGCTGGTAGACCTCAGTTATCAGCACCGATCAGGCACCAGCACGCAGAATGTGTATCCCGTGCCCTACACCATCGAGCTGAGAATCAAGCCGTATATGAAACTTTAATAATGACGACGATATGAATTACAAGGACATCTTCTACAAGACTGATTTCGTGCTGAAGGAACAGAGCGAAGTGGGTTATTCCGTGCCGTTCCGATTCAAGTATTGGGCGGCTGCGCCGAGTCGCTTCTTTGAGGCGAGCTTCGACGGTACGAACTACCAGAATTGTCGGCTTGACGACAATGGGGACTTGATTATCGGCTTCGATAATCACAACATGGGTTGCGGCACGCTGATGGTGGCGCGTACCTACTATCTCAACAATCAGGACTTCGCTGACGGGGTGTGTGACGAGGCGATTCCGCCTACGCCGGTGGTCATCGAAGAGGTGGACGGTCAGGGCGTGACGCAAAAGTTCACGGTGCGACTGGCTCTCACTGGTGAGACGGCAATCGACGCAACGAGCGTGGTGCTGCCTTACTATGCCAAGGGCGACCCTGGAAAGTCAGCCTATCAAGTTGCGGTAGATGAGGGTTTTGTTGGCACAGTTGACGAGTGGTTGGAATCACTGCGTGGTCCACAAGGAGATTCCGCCTATCAGGTAGCCGTCCAGCAGGGATTTGTTGGAACAAAAGACCAATGGCTTGCATCTTTGCGTGGCCCAGAAGGTCCGCAAGGCGTGAGTGGCGGTATGCTGTTCCCAGTGATGGATTTCGCCCCTGAGACGGGTGTGCTGACTATCTCAGGACTGGAGCAGGAAATCGACCGCGTGCGCTACGACGAGGGAACGGCTGAGCTTATCATCAGGCTTTGGAGACCGTAATTGAAACGATAACGAATAACGATTAAAAAGATAAAGATATGAACGAGCAGATTCAAGAAATTCGCTACCAGGTAGGCGAAGCGTGGAAGGGCACTTATAATGCCGCAACCATTTATGGTAATGCCAATGTGGTGCAGGACGCCACAGGGCTGAGTGTTTATCGCTCGCTGAAGAGCGGCAACGTGGGTCATCCGCTGACTGACCAGCAGTGGTGGTTCTGCATCATCGACCTGTCGAGCATCAAGCAGGAGGCCGACCATTTGCAGGAACTGGACACCCAGATGTCAAACAATGAGGCTGAGCGCATCGAGAACGAGCAGACCCGCGTGAGTCACGAACAGGCTCGCGTGAATGCCGAGACTAACCGCATCTACAACGAGCAGCAGCGCGAGAACTCGGAGACGGCCCGCATCCGTGCCGAGCAAGACCGCGTGACGCAGGAGAACCAGCGCATCAGCAACGAGCAGGGGCGCGTGGGTGCTGAACAGCGTCGCGTGACGGCTGAGCAGCAGCGCGTGAATGCCGAGAGCATCCGCGAGGCAAAGGAGGAGCAGCGTCAGATTAACGAGAACAACCGCGTGGCGGCTGAAGCCGACCGCGTGGCGCAGTATGCCAGCGACCATCAGCAGGCCGTGGAAGACCACCAGCAGGCTGAGAGCGACCACACCCGTGCCGGTGAAGACCACACTCGGGCTGAGGGCGACCACACCACAGCGGGCAACGACCATACCCGTGCGGGTGAAGACCACACTCAGGCTGGCTCAGACCATACCCGTGCCGGTGAAGACCACACGGCAAGCGTAGCAGCTACCGAAGCCGCCAATGCTGCCGCCGCTGGTGCCAACGCCCTCCAAACAAATCTCGAGAACGGAAACGTGGTACCCAAGCTATCGACCAATCTCGAGAGCTGGGAAGACCGCGAAGACCTGAGCGTGAACGACACTTGGACCGACGTGGTGCGCACTACCGCTGGCGACACCTCGATAGTAAGCTCGAAGGGTGCCAAGCTGGTGAGCATCGCTGCCAAGACCGACTTCTACGCACAGAAGCTGCGTGCCACAGGATTCAATCTGCTGCATAGCGCCACCGCCGTAAGTACCGGCTACTACTTCCTGGTACCAGCACTCCCATTCGGTGTGTATGGCACAGCCGAGAAGCCTAACGGTCTGCTGTTCACCGACAACAACGGCAACAACCTCACGCCGACCGTATACTTCAAGCCTCTGTCAAGCGGCGTGCCAACGAGCGTGACCGACGGAACAGTGTGCTCTTACACCGACAGCAACGGCCTGCGATTCTACACCACCACTCAGCCAGGCTACATCATCGTGAGCGGCATCACCTTTGCCAATACTTGTGCTCACGTGGCATGGAGTCGCAGATACAACGAGTTCGTATCGCCAACAGCTTCTGCTGATGCCGGTAGCGAGATTAATATCGGCGACGTGATCCACGCACTCCACGACTTCGACCTGATGCTGACAGTGGGTAGCATCTCCGACAGTATCGCATTCGCTGCCACCGTAGCCACATGGACCCGCCGCGTGAATCGCGTAAAACCCGAATGGACAACCGAGTCAGGCGATAGCGAGGGCACCTACGTACACACCGCCACCATCAGTGGCATGAAGGACAACGGCGCAGTGAGCTGCGGCACCATAGCACTGAACGTTGATGGTAATACCATTAGCTATACCGACACCAGCGCCGATGCAACCACCGACTGGGTGAAGTACGAACTGGCAACCATCGCCACCGGTACCGTGAACATATCGAACGCCCTCGCCATCGAAGACTGGGGACTCGAGTTGTTGGTAGGCGCAACAGGTCAGGCTTACATCACCACGCAGTATGCTCAGAGTTATCCAGACTCGCTGGCCGCCATCGCAGCCGTGCGCATGGATGCCCAGATGCAAGTAGTGGCCGAAGCACTCACCGCACTGAAGGCGGAGCACGACGCATTCGTCATGATGGTGAAGACCAACATGGGTAATGTGAACGGTATCACTTTCGACGCACAGGATGGCTTCAAGATATGTGGACAAAAGATGTTCGACCTCGTGACAGGCGCACCCACTGAGATACCTGTCACTGTAGGACTCTATCGCTTCGACGCCAGCACCGGCGCTCTGTATGTTAGTAAGTCTGTGACCAACTCGACCAGCGACTGGAAACAGGTAGTTTAATCGAATTCAATAAAAATACTAAATATTATGGCAATCAAGAAATACACATCGTTGCAGGAGTACAACGCTGCATCGAAGAGCTCGCAGGAATCTACCGTGAGCCATATCGACGAGGGTAACCTCATCAAGTACGACGGCGTTAACGTCGTAACATCAGAGCCACAGGTGGGCGATGCGCTGTACCTGGACCTCGACAAGAATAAAGTGTTTATCGTTGGCGAAACGCTCAACAAGAATCTGATACCAACCGGATGGGTACATGTTGGTGAGGTATTCAAGCGCGAAGGCGACACAGTAGGCATACTGAACAAGACTGGAGCCGACCGCAAGTATGCCGACGTGCTTCAGTACTCCATCACCGCCATCACACAGACCAGCATCGTGGTGAAGCTGAAGATTCAGGACACCTCGAAGAGCGGCGACGCACAGTATGCTACGCTTATCGACGTACCAGTGACGCTGACCTCGGCCGAGGTCAACGCCACCAGCGCCGCTGAGATATCTGCAGCCGTGGCAGCCAAGGCCGTGGAAAAGGGCGACACCGCCGCATGGTGGGCTTACCTGGCCGATGCTGACGACAATCCAGTAGAGAGCGACGGCACTAAGATTATCGTGCAGTGCGACGTATGGAAGCATTGGAATCAGACCGGGTGCGGCATGACTGGCGGCACCATCACATTCACCACGTGGGGCGACATGCCTGCATCGAATGTCTACTTCAAGCAGACAGCCGGCGGCGCAGTAAGCACTGAGAACGGCGGCGCACTGAATATGGCTCGCAGAATAGCATACATCAACAGCTCGCAGAACACGGCAGCCGCCCCGAGTGCAAACGTAGGCCTCGGAGCTGGTATGGTGCGTAGAACGGAGTTCAACGACAACCAGTACTGTCAGCTGCTGCGCGACACCTACGGCACTTATGAGAAGTACGTAGAGGGCGACCAGATGGTGATGTGGCCGCAGAAGTACGGCAACTTCAAGATGGCCGACGGCAAGACGCTCACCATGAAGTACGCACTAAAGTCGGCGCCAACCAAGGCTGGTGGTACCAAGTACAAGTTCCCTGCCATGTACTATGCCTACGCTACCACCTACGGCATCAGTGGGCTTGACTATGGAGATTGGTTCCTGCCAGGAGTTATCGAGGCAGTGGCCATCATGAAGGATTCAAACCTCACCAAGATTGCGGCTACGCAGACTCGCGCCGGCGGCACCACAGGGCTTAACAATAGCGCGACCCGTTGGTTTGCTCAGAGGTACAACGCCTACGGCGCCCGTTTTTTCTACGGCACGTACGGCATTCTCTACGACAGCGGCGTGTACAACAGCTTTCGCTCGCAGGCGGTCGCGCTTTTTAAAATTTAATGCTTTGCGGACCCCGTCCCCGGGGTCCGCGGGCTTCACAATAATAAAATAATTATTTAAGAAATTAAATTAAACAAGAGAAAATGAACAATTTAAAAAGGCCTCGCGGCAACCGTGCGCGTCGCGATAAGGATTCGATTCTCGCAGACGCGAAGAATCTGATGTTCGTGCTCTACGGATGCATCCAGCGCATGCCTAAGATAGAGCGCATAGAAGGCGCACCAGTAGAGATGAAACATGCAACCATAGCAATCATCAAGTCGTTCACGATTGCTAAGGAATGCCCAGAGGTCAGATTAAGAGAAATACACAAGATGTTTGGTGAATACGGATGCCTCATTGCGTCGTTCGATATCTGCATAGTAGAAGGACTACTCACAGACAGCGACAAGCTACGTATAGCCGGCATATTAGAGAGGATGGACGAAGGCATCAAGCGTTGGCGGTCAGCCTCGCGCATGCTTAATCGTCAGGATCAGTAGCAGGTCGGTTCTTCATTGCCAGGGCAGTCGGTTGGCATCCAGTCAAGGACTGTCGCCGGAATGATGTAACAAGAGGTTGCTGACAGTATGGTTAAGGTAAAAGGGAGCGCGGCTATCATTCATAGCATCACGATCCGACAGAGGCGGCACACCAGCCGACCGTGAGGATATGCAGCTCCGACCGCACGAACCGTTGGTTTGCTCAGAGGTACAACGCCAACAACGCCCGTATTTTCAACGGCACGAACGGCAATCTCAACAACAACAACGTGAACAACAGCAATCGCTCGCAGGCGGTCGCGAATTTACCTGAAATCAATAAAACAATTAAGAAGCGCAGCATAAGATTATGACTGAGGAATACATTGAACTATGGCTCTATGAGCTGATGTACGAGACAAGGAAGAACAAGCGATACGGCCGCGACTCGATAGAGTTCGAGCGCCAATGGGTACCACTCTTGCGCCGTATGGCTCGCGAGCTGGCTCAGATGTATTTCCGGGTTGATCGCAACTACGCCTTCGTCACATCCACTCCACGATGGCGAGAGATATTCGCCACTTATTTTCAGGGACGCACAGCTGATAATATGCTGTGCCTCCCTTTATATAGCTATATTGAGCGCGAACTACACCCGCGCACATTCAATAACCGCAAGGGCATGGGCGGCCAGGCAGCCATCAATCAGGTGATAGAGGACATCTGCGAGATGACGAACGGATACCGGGAGCCATGCCGCATTATCAAATGGGATTTATCAGGATTCTTCCCTAACGCCAACCTCGACTACATGGAGCAATGCTTCACAAGACTGATAGACATGTATGCCGACGAGATAGCCGATGAGTTCGGACAGGCCGACATGCCCGAGTTCCTGAAGTGGCTGGCCATGGTGTTGATCCACTGCCGACCACAGAACCACTGCGAACTACGCTCACCACAACATCTGTGGACCGAACATATAGAGCCGCGCAAGTCGCTCTTCACGAAGCCCGAAGGCATCGGCACACCTATCGGCCGACGCACCTCGCAGGAGGGCATGGGACTGTATCTGAACGACGAAATACGCTGGCTCAACGATGAGTGCAACATCCGCTCCACTCTATTCATGGACGATTGCGTGATGGTGGTACCAGAGCGCCTGCATCAATACGCACTGAGCTTGATACCGCAACTCCGGCAGCGACTGGCCGCCAAGGGCGTGAAGATGAACGACAAGAAATTCTACGATCAACCCTACCAGCACGGATTGGAGTTTCTTGGCACACACATCCGTCCATGGGCGCTCCACCTGAACAACGGCACCTACAACCGCGGTATAGCGCGTATCAAGGAGTATAACGCCATACCCGATGATGAGAAATACAGCTATCTGGACAAATTTATCTCAACCGTCAACTCGTATATGGGTATGCTAAAGAACCGCACCGACTACCGCCGACTGCTGGCACTCCGCGATACCATCGCTCCCATCTGGTGGCAGTGGCTCGATTGGGATTATCGCCGACTGTGCGTCGTAAGTAAACCTGAACACTCGATAGCCGCAAGATTTAACAAGAAGTATCATCTTAAAATCAAAGGATTATGACAGCAAGAGAAAAACAAGAGCTCATCAACGCTCAGTGGGTAATCATTAACAACTCAGAAGCCCAGCTGAAGGCGACCGACTACATCGCTGCTAAGATTGCCGAGGGCAAGGCTACCAAGACAGAGTATGCCGCACAGATAGACGAACGCCAGTCGTGGCGCGACGACATCAACGCGGCGCAGGCGGAGATAGCTCGACTGGAGGCTATCGAGCCCGAGCCAGAGAACACAGAGAATCCCGAGCCATGACGGTTCGGGATTTTTTTTTGCTCAAAAACACACAAGTAAACCTACGACCAAGACCGCGCTGAATAACAAAAACAGAAAGATTATGAGTTATTCTACAGGCATGATGAACAAGCGCGTGGTGATTGCAAAGCGCGTCGATGAACAGACGAGCAACTACGGCAAGAGCGGACAGCCCAAGTACACCATCCTCGGCACGTTCTGGGCAGGCGAGACCTTCAACAAGGGTGTGAAGAGTCTGCGCGAGGGTGCGCTTGACGCTTACGACACCGTGATGTTTCGTATGCGCTACAACAAGCAGATTGATCGCTGGTGCCTGGTGAAGTATCGCGACAAGTGGTACCAGATAACCTCGTTCAACGAGGACTACCAGGAGAACCAGATACAGATAACAGCCACGGAGCTGGCCAACCAGAAGGTGAACATCGTGGAACCTTACAACCCCAGCGCATCGCAGATAGCCGGAGGCAGCAGCGAGGGCCAGTCGGTTGGAGGCAAGAGATAATTTTTTTCAGAAACATAAAAAACCCCAAGAAATCATGAGAATGAAGAGAGTAAAATCATTGTACTTTGACGAGAGCGAGTTCGTAGTGGCTATCATCCACTACAACACCCCCGAACTGACCCATGCGGCCATCGGCTCGCTCATCTATAACGGCGGCGTGGAGAACAGACTACGCATCGTGGTGTTCGACAATTCCGACAGTCAGCCGTTTGGCGATGCTTCGGGTGTGATAGTCATCGACAACACCCAGGGCCAGATCATTGACTTCGACAAGGAGCTCGAGAAGTTCCCACACCGCGACCGCTCGATAGGCTGCGCCAAGGGCTGCGAGTTCGGTAGTGCTAAGCACATGATGACCGTACAGAAGCTATGGGACATCCTTCCTGGTGGATTCGTGCTCATGGAGAGCGACATCCTGATCCGCAAGAGCATCGCCGAGTTCTGGGCACCTGAATTCAGCGTGTATGGCTACTGGCAGAAGGTGCAGCCAGGCAATCCCTTCACCATCGGCCGCATGCTGCCAATGCTGTGCTACATGAACGTGCCGATGCTGACGCGCGAGGGTGCCAGATACTTCGACCCCGCCCGCACCTACGGCCTGCTGGAGGGTGGTCGCGACAACCGATACAACTGGTACGACACCGGCGCGGTGCTGCTGGAGGACATCATCAACGCCGCACCACGACTGGAGGGCCGACACGTAGACATCCGACCCTACGTGGCTCACTATGGCAGTGCCTCGTGGAAGGAAAACGACGCCGACGCCCACTGCCGATGGATTGAGGCCAACAGATACATCTTCCCCAGCGACGCACAGATAACAGAGACGACCGAACGATTCTACAAGCACATTGAAGATACGCGACAGTCTAATGGCGTGGCCATCTGCGCCATCGGTCGCAAGGAGAACCGCTACGCCGTGGAGTGGGTGGAGCACTACAAGGCCCTGGGCGTGGAGAAGATATACATCTACGACAACAACCACCCCGAGGATGGCGAACTCTTCTGCGACGTGCTGCAGCCGTATATCGATGAAGGCCTGGTGAAGATAGTGTACTGGCAGAACAACCAGAAGAGTGCCTACGAGCACTGCTACAACACCAACCAGAGAGACTTTACATGGATGGGATTCTTCGACTTCGACGAGCTGGTAGAGATACCATCAGGACGCAGCATCCCCGACCTGCTGAGCGGCTTTGAGTTTGCCGATGTGCTGGTGATGAACTGGCGCACCATGACCGACAACGGTCTGACCCACTACGAGGATCTGCCCATGAAGGAGAGATTCACCGAGGGTACCGGCGAGGACTTTCCCATCAACCGCCATGTCAAGAGCTTCGTACAGACAGGCGTCAACGGCATCTCGTTCAATGATCCTCACTGTCCATGCGCACCCAAGCTGATGGTGGTCAACGTCCACGGCACCCGCGTGGAGCAGATGCCACTGCAGCCCACCGTCATCCATGACATCGCCCGCATCGACCACTACGACACCAAGAGCACCGAGGAATGGATGCTGAAGGTGAATCGCGGCTGGTGCGACGTGAACGCCACGCTGATGAAGCAGCGCCAGGACAAATCAGCGCAGTACTACTTTGGCATCAACAAGTGGACCCTCGAGAAGGCGAAGATGCTGGGCGTCGAGATCAAGCAAGAGCCGCCAACGTTCGACGAACCGCAGGCCGGCCTGAAGTTCGAGCCCACGCCTTCGATGTCCAGCAGTAAACCCAAGACAAAGAACCGCACGAATAAAAAACAGAAGTAATTATGGAATTATTCGGAAGTAACTTCAATTGGTTCAAGCGACGTCAGGCACCAATCGTGCAGGCAGCCACTCCAGGTGTGCCTGCTACGACCGACCCGCAGCACCCGAGCAACCAGCAGAACGTGCGTGGCGGCTCTTACCAAGAGCGCATCGCCTACGTGCGAGGGCCAGAGCAGGCGCTGTCGGTGGGTACGGTGTATCGAGCTGTGAACCTGCGAGCCGACGTCATGAGCGTGATGCCGGTGCAATACCAGAAGCGCGACTTCAATGGCGGCAACTACGTCACAGATATGTACGGGTTAGGAAAGCGCATCAACTACCTGTTGCAGGAAGAGCCTAACCCCATCATGAGCGCCCCCGATCTGTGGAAGCTCGTGGAGACCAACCGACTATTGTTCGGTAACAGTTTCGTATATGTTGAGCGCGACGAGTTCGACTTCCCAGTACAGCTGTGGATTGTCAAAACTGGCGGCTACAATATCAATACCGGCACCTACGCCAGCATCGTGTTCCTCACCGATCACGGCTACGAGACGCTGACCAACGTGCCTCGTGAGAATGTGCTTCACTTCCCCAACACCTTCCGCTATCAGAACGGCATCTGGGGCATACCCACAATTCAATACGCCATCGAGACGCTGGCACTCAACCGCACCCTGCGCCAGCAGTCGCTGGAGACCGCAGCCAAGGGCGGTCGTGTGAAGCTGCTGATTGGCGAGGAGAAGCCATCCAGCGGCCCTGGCACACTCTCGTACGGCATGTTCGACAAGAGCGAGATGCAGAGCTACGCCAAGGAACTGCAGGACAAGATGTACTCAGGTCAAGACATCCTGGCCATTCGAGGACTCGACAAGGTGCAGAACATATCGATGACATCCACCGAGATGCAGCTGTTCGAGCAGCTGGGTGCTACCAACGACGACGTGAGCCGATTCTTCGGTGTGCCTCGCCCATTGCTGATGCTCGACACCAACTCGCACTACAACGACTACCAGAACGCCACCATGGAGTTCCACACCCGAACCATCCTGCCTCAGAAGACAGGCAACGAGAAGGAGATAGCACGCAAGCTCATCGGGTTCAAGTATTACGGCTCACGCCGCATCCACATCTGCGAGAAACCGCTGCTGGCTATGGACCCCGAACGACAGGCCAAGGTCGATCAGCTGAACCTGCAGACGGGCGCGAAGACCGTGAACGAGATACGTGCCGAGCACGACATGCCATCGGTAGAGAAGGGCGACATCGTATATGTCAGCACCAACGTGGCAGAGCTTGGCAGCGCAAAACTCTCAGGCGAGACTGGCACCGAACTGAAGCCAGGTACCTACACTGTGAAAGATAATAACTCAAACAACAACGATGACAATGGAAACCAAGAGAGCAAGTAAGCAGGAGTGCGCCGAGATTGAGCGCGAACTGCAACGTGATCGCAGTAACAGCCGCGTGCGTACCGCGGTAAACCCGCAGCGAGGTTTTGGCTGTTAAGTAGAAGTATCATATCATTTAATAAAAAATAAAAAATGAAACAGGTTAGATTTTTACCAAACGACCTTTGCGGACTTCAGGTCCGCGAAGACGAGAACGGACAAGAGAGCCGCGAGGTTAAGGGCCGTGCCATCGTATTCGGTAAGCGCAGCGTGAACCTCACACCTTGGAGCTCTACCCGAATAGTCTTTGAGGTGCTGGAGCCTGGTTGTTTGACACGTGAACTGCTCAACCGCAGCGACGTGGTTTACAACCTGAATCATAACAGCAACGTGCTCAACGTGCTGGGTCGCTTCCGCAACTCAGAGAAGGACACCCTGAAACTCGAACTGCGAGCCGATGGCGTTTACAACAGCTGCGATCTTCCGAACACAACAGCAGCCAACGATACTCTGGAGCTTATCAAGCGTGGTGACATCAGCGGTCAGTCATTTGCTTTCGAGGATGACTACGAGGACACCGAAAACGGAGTCAGCTATGAGCGTACCAACGAGGTCATTGACGGCAAGGAAGTATGGATTCGTCACGTCAAGCGCATTACCGCTCTTTACGATGTGTCGATTGTCACACACCCTGCCTACGAGCAGACATCAGTGGCTACCCGTGAACAGTCGGATGCTATCGACAAGGCCATTGAGGCACAGATTCAGCGCGAGTGCAGAGATGGCGGCAAGAAGAATTCGGACGATCCCGATGAGACCGACGAGGAGCGCGAGGCCCGCGAGAAAGCCGAACGAGAGAAGGCAGAGCGCGACGCCAATGGTGGTGAGACCAATGCCGAGAAGCAGGCACGCGAGGACAAGGAGCGCCAGCAGCGCGAGGCAGCCATCAAGGCCCAGCAGGAGCGCAGCCGCCGTATCATCAACGAGCGCCATCGCCAGTACGTACGCATGCAGATAGAGGAAGACCTCGGCATGTTCGACTAATAAACAATAGAATTCACTTAATTATTAACTTTTAAATATTTTTATCTATGGCAAAAATGACAAAATCAGAGATTGAGGCCCGTCAGGCCGAGATCATGACCAAGTTGGATGAGTTCGACGAGAAGACCAACACTCGTGAGGCTAAGATGCGTGAACTTGACCCAGAGAAGGACAAGGAGCAGCGCGAGAAGTTGATGGCTGAGCAGCGTGCTCAGGACATCGAGTACGATGCACTGGTTCGCGAGAGTGCAGGGCTTTCAGCCCGCGCCAAGGCTATGGCTACAGGCAAGGAGCTTGAGCAGATTCGTGAACGTGAGGACATGGGCGCTAAGTTGCGAGAGCTGGTTGCAGACTGCTACACCAACAAGCGTGCAGCCAACGCTACCACCATCCTGGCCAACGCTATCACCACTGGCGGCGACCAGAACACCACAGCCCACATGGAAGCAGGTGGCTTGATCCCTGTGGAGATTCAGCCCATCATCGACACCAAGGTTGCAGGCGTTGAACTGCCAGACGACCTGAAGATGCTGACTGGCGTGACCGGCACCCAGGTCATTCCTTACTCTATCAACGACGTGAAGTTCACCGTTGAGGGCGAGGTATCTAAGGTGGCTGAGCAGAGTCTTGACTTTGCTAACATCAAGGCCAACCCACAGCGTGTAGCTGCTTCTGTTCCTGTTAGCCGTCGTGCTGTAGCTCAGGCTGCATTCGACATCATCGCCTTCATCACCTACAAGTTCCAGAAGGGATGGGCCATGTTCCGTGCACTCCACGTTTACGCTCATGGTGAATACGAAAAGCTCCAGTCACCATTCGCCAAGGTTGATGTAGTTGAGCTCGCTCTTGACGACAACATCGGTAAGAACCTGGCCAAGGAGATTGCCAAGATGTACGACCTCGGCTTCGAGGGTGAGCCCGAGATCATCATGGATAAGACCACCGAGGTTGACCTGAAGTTCACCAAGCTGATTCCTAACAGCGTAGGCGAGCGCACCGTCATCGAGGATGGCCGCTGCGTAGGCTATCGCTACAAGATCAGCCCATTCATCGACTATGCTATTGCCAGCAATGGCGTGGCCACCAAGGATGCCACCTACCGCTACATCGGTATCGGTCACTTCGGCTATCTGAACGAGCAGGTATGGGCTGACGGTATCGAGTTTAACGTCGATGGTACCTCTCAGGAGAACTTCGACCGCAACGTCATTGGTCTCGGCATGGGCGTTGACTACTCACTCGTTGAGCTGTCAAGCAAGGTCAACGGCAACACCTCTGGCAAGCCACAGGCCTTCAAGCTCATCAAGCTCATCGAGTCTGTATCATCTAACGTCATCGGTGGTTGATCCTCGATTCCCTCTCAGACATAACATAGGTTTCTTTTTTTGTGATTTCTGAATGCCGGCTGATGGCTCCGATGCAACAGCATAGGTTGACCGTCAGTCGGTTTTCTCAATAAACAATCAATCCTACTCAGAATGAAAACGCTTGCAGAGATACTCTTCGATGCCATCCAGGCAGATGCCGACATCATGGAGATAGTTGATGGCCACATCACTACTACATGTTTCGAGGTTCCGCCCGATCAGAAGGACAACACTGAGACGCCTAACATCATCGTCATCAACGAAGGATTCCACCAGAACGCATCCAATAAGGACTACGTCTGGGAGAGCCCCGAAGACGTGGTACAGGCATCGGTCGACATCGCAGCCAACAGCACAGAAGAGGTTGAGCAGCTTGTCAGTATGGTGCGCAAGGCCATCGAGAGCCACATCCTGCAGATGTATAACCAGGGCCTCGATATCCCGCAATTACAGCCGGGCTATCCGCAGGCGTCACAGCTGCAATGGGATTGGATGAAGCCGTGTTATTATCAGGTAGTCACCTATCAATGTACTGTTAACAATCAAGAAGACGATGAGCAAGAAAACAGCTAACGCAACAACCCAGCAGCCGCCACATGTGGACGAGCTACTGAACACTGGCACCACCACGCTGACCGCCAAGACACGCGAAGAGATCAGCACCATGCTGGCCGACATCACCGTGCCTTACTCAGCAGGAGCCATCGGCAAAAATCCAGAAACGGGCGAATTCTCGCTCAGAATCGATAAAATTTAAAAACAGAATGATATGGCAACACTAAAAGGACAAAACTTCCGTATATTGACATTCGACACCACCGCTGAGAAGTTCAAGGTCATAGGTATGGCCACTAACTGTACCGTGACGCTCAACTCCAACACCGAGGACGGCACTCACAAGGACATCCCCGGCATGGCAGCACAGCCCACCGTGGTGAGTCGTGGCTGGCAGGTGCAGGTTGACTCGCTCGACGTGTCAGACGTAGCCGCGATGCTTACCGCCATCAAGAGCCTCACACCGTTCACACTGCTGTGGGACGAGACTGGTACCACCAACAACCAGTCGCCTCTCGGCGCTGCGTTCGCTCGTACAGGCCAGGCGTATCTCTCCGACCTCACTGTCACCTTCAACGATCGCGAGAATAGCACTAAGAATCTCCAATTCTCGGGAACCGGTGAGCTCTCTTCCGTCAGCTCTACTCCGAGCTACGAGGCCATCAGTGCAGGTGCCTACACCAAGGGTCAGTTTGTTCGTCTGTTCCTCGGCAGCGACAATACCGCTACCCCATCGAAGGTTATTGCAGCCGCCAAGCAGCTCAGCCTGCATGTCAGCATGACCCTCGAGAACAGCACGACCAAGGACACTACAGGCGACTGGGTAGTACAGGAGCCAACAGCTCTCAACTACGACATCACCACTGGTGCTCTTGTGCGTAGCAACGACAACATCACGAGCGGAGTAGCCGCACAGGGACTGAGCGACCTCGAGGACATCTACGAGGCC